GTGTCTCTGATTCTTAGTTCCATGATTTCCTCAACTGATCGCCAAGAAGATATAACTTGCACTGCTTACGTTGATGTTAGTTGCGGCTAGTTGGTTGACGATAAACCCGCTGTTGTCTGGATCAATGCTGTCATCTGTAGTTACTTCTGCTGCTGTAGTGTTTAGTGACAAATGCGGGTCATTGGCTGTAACAATACCCCGTGCGCTATCCCAGACGTACCAATCACCTGTTGAGTCAGTGCGCTTAATCATTACGAACCGGCTACCCGCAGTAAAGCCGCAGTTAATAGTTTGGGTTGTGCCTGTGCCGGTGTAGCTGCCTACTTTGGATACGCCTGCGACGGTGGCGAATAGATAGGCGACGTAGGTTCCTCCGCTTGCATTTACATCTGCGTTAGTGCCGACAGTAAACACAGAAGCGGTAGGGGTTGTGTTATTCCAAAACGTAGACGATGTTATGGTCGAATCCGTTCCGTTAAGGCGCAAGCAGCCTGTATTACCAACGGCAGTTACATAGACTCGCCATCCGCCACTCGTGTCTCGAAGCTTCACAATCATCAACTCAGGAACGACACCTAAGTTGTGCGTGAAGGTTGCATTCGCCCCCGTTCCCGTATAGCACACCACATCAAAGAAGCCGGGAGCGCGACGGAAGTAGTAAGAAATCTGAGATGCAGAAGCCGGATAATTTCCAACTAAAACTGAAGTATTCCACCAGTTATAGCTAAAAGGAGCAACTGCCGTTGATTCGGCATTTGTGCTGTTAGACCTTAAAAAAGGAGCACCAGTACGGCTTGATGTAGAGGTTGCATACCCTCTCAGACGGTCAGTAAACGCGTGGTCTTCTACAATTGATCTGAAATTTCCAATTTCAAGGTCAACCGGAAAACTTGTAGTAATGGCAGTTCCTGCTGTGGACGTAACAGCCGATGGATAAAAAACACTCGTCCCACTCGTCGGCGTTTTCATCGGGCCACGACGGATGGCGATGTAGATGAATGTGTTTGCCGCAAAACTGGCCCCTGTGATAAATCCAGTAGCCGTTGGTGTGATCCACTGACTTCCAGTTACCTCTGATCCGCTACTGTTTGGGAACAGTCTTGCACTGTCTGTCAAAGACATTCCACGCATGTTGTCAATAATCTGCCAACTAGTTCCCGCTGCGGCTGTGTCCTTGTACAGAATCCATTGAGGCTCATAACCAAGTGTTACGGTTTGATTTGGGCCTGTGAATGTTGCACACGAAATCACATTGTCCGTACCAGCAGCGCCAAAGCCCCCTGCGTCGTGAGCAAATAGGTAGGCGACGAATGTGTTGCCGTTGTTATTCACGCCGTTGCCGGTGCTAGAAACAGTAAATGATGTGCTGGTTACGCTAGGAAACCAATCAGTAGCGGCGTTAGAAAATGCGCTTGTGGTATTTAAATTTCCCACACCCGCAGCGGTTCCCGAGCTATTGCCAAGGCGGTGCCATACCTTCCAATCATATCCAGCTGCGCCATAATTTTTTACAATAATGCAGCCGGGCACGCTTCCTAAATTGTGGTTTATTACTTGACCAGTCGTGCCATCCCCCGTATACGTCACAATATCAAAGAACTTAGCTTGCTTGCGGAATGTCCATGAGGCCCACGTGGTGCTGGTTCCATTTACTGAACTGCTATTGCCAAGGACAAACCCAGTAGAAGAAAAGGACGAAACATAATTTGTGTTTGAGCTTGCGCTGCCAGTGCTGTTTGATGAAAGCTGACTGTTGTAACCGCGAACCGTATCCGTAAGCTGATGAGCTTGCCCTGAATAAGTGCCAGCTCTGTCTTTAATCCAAACCAACCCACCCTTGCCGGACAGATCAATGCCATTCGTGATCGTCTGCGTTGAGCCATTACCCGTGTACAAGTACGTCGAGAATACCGACTCTATGTAAACCGCTTCGCCTGAAGGAGCTGCTGTGTTTTTAGCCGCGAACATTATCTTTTCTCCTTGCAATTATCAAAGTGCCAGCGACTAGCAGTATTTACAGCAATGTCTTTCTCGCAATGTGGGCAAAAAACTCTAGGCTTTTTAATACCTTTTCTTAAAACACTCATCTTTTGTCTTGCTTCCTCAGTCTGCTTTCTTCCTTTCATTGGACTAATCCTACCTTTTAGTGCCAATGATATTTTTAACTTTGTTTCTGTTGATGGTATATAAGTAGACTCTTTTCTTGCTTTAGCTATGTTTGCTCTGCCTTCATCAGATTTGGGCTTACGCATTTTTAGTTTGTGAGATTCAGAAATAACCCTACCTTTCTGCAAGGTAGACATATATTCTTTATGACTTTCCGAGTGCTTATAGCCTAACGCTCCATCTCCACCATCGGTCATGTTTGTAAGTTCAAATCCATGACTACGCATTTCGCTTATCAATAAGCACTCAAAATCCATAGCCATTTCATCAGAAACATTATCCTCAACTTTAACGACCGTCACTTCATGACCATCATTAAGAATGCTACGGATTTTGCTCAGCTTCAATGATTTTCTTTTTTTGTAATATATTGCTTCTTTTACATGAAAATTGCAGCGGTCACCATTACCTTTACCAACATAAAAAGGCGTATTGTTTCTGCTGTCAATTAACATATAAACGTAAGACATATATTACGGAGTGTAGTTCTGAGCAACAGTTACGCCATACCAGTTAGTTCCGTCAGCAAAGAACGAGAAAATATCTTGCTTACTAGCTGTGCTGGTAATCGTAGGAGCAGTTCCAGCAGGCCATTTCACCGTTGACCACGTTACAGTCCTGCTACCAGTTCCATCCTGTTTTAACATCAGTAGGAACGACTTACCTGATGTCGCTGTAGGCATCGTAATCGTAGCGTTACCTGTTAACGTAATGATCTGGACTGTGCCGTTAGTCAAAGCCAACGTAATAGCCGTACTACTATTCGCTGTGTACGGAGTCTCAACGTAGTTCGTAACCGTAGGGTTAGTCAGCGTCTTATTCGTCAGCGTTTCAGTACCAGTAGGCGTAACGTAATCCGTACCAGCTACAGCAGCAGAAAACGCACTCTGACCATTGCCCTTGACAATACCTGTCAATGTAGCAACACCAGTACCACCGTAAGGAACAGTAATTTCCGTACCATTCCAGACACCAGACGAAATCGTACCTAACGCATTGACGTTATTTGATGCATCTTTATAAACAGCCTTATCAGCCGGATACGTTACGAATACATCCTTAGTACCAGCACCAAAGTTAACCGCAGTATTGCTGTTCGACGATTTTAGGATCGTAGTCCTAGCCAACGTACCAGCACCTACCGTACCCAACCCTACCTCATAATCACCATTCATAGTGATCGTGTAGTAGCAAGTATTGGTATTGCCAATTGCTGAACTAAAAGTCCGAAAACCCGTTACAGCCCCGTCCAGCGTCAATGTGCCTGTGCCAGTCGTGGTGGACGTTTCACGAACTCGGTCAGCAATTACTAATGGCATAAATTACTCCAGAGTCACAGAAAGGTTACCAGTCGAGATAGTAAATACATCGCCTGATGCAATAGCCTTAGAAGCGTCTAGTGGTGTGTAATACAACAAGTTACCGCTAGTAGAAGCGTCCAAGATACCGATGTGAGTCACAGTTCCCCATGTACCAGTTGCAGTCGGGAAAGTAACTGACGCGCTATTCGTAGATACACCGTTGCTAGGCGCACCAAACGTAACAGCAGTACGAGCGTAGGAACCACCAGATACCTCAGTACCTGTATTACCTTCACCCGGATCGCTAGTGTAAAGACCTACATAAACCGTAGCAGGGCTTGTGTAGGATGTATTGCGGAGCGTAGCGTTAATTAGCGCATTCTCCAGATAGTTCGACATCTCTGCCATGATTACCTCACGTTGTAAGACATACTCATAGGTTGACCGGAATACTCACTTGCTTGGTCGGACGTAGAAATACCCTCTACCGCCCTAGAATACAAAGCTGCCCAAGTCTGCAACCTCGCATCATTCATTAAATACGGTTCAGCCTCGCCTAAAGCCGCATATAGCAACGCATCAGGGCAATACGCTAGGAACGTATTACTCGCATTAGTATCGCTAAGGAGAGCAGGTTTGGCGTAGTACAACATCTGAGCCGTATAAACCGTATCAGGAACCGGAGCTAACTGCATCTCCGCACCTAAAATCGTGTAATCGATAGGCTTACCAGAGTCAGTTACACGGGCTGTTTCGTAGAATGAATTAGGAGCTTTGTAGCGCAATGTTGATACCGGAGTGGTATTCAAGTGAATATCGCGCATCGATAGAAAATCAGTTGGCAACCCTAGTGTAGAGTCACCTGCTGTTGTAGAAGCTGTAGCAACTACCAACATTTGCCGAATCCGTAAGTCTCGCTGCAAACGGTATTCAGCTAATTGAATAAAATCAGGAATAACAGAAGTCAGATCACTACGCGCTAGGTAGTTAGCTACCGTTGTCTTTAAATCGGTATAGGTAGTGATCGCCATATTATTCCTCTAACTGCTCAAAATCTTTCCAGCCATATTCATAAGTGCCAATATGCCGGATATGCATCGATAGTTCATGGTCAACATACGTCTGAAAACCCTCTGAACCAGCCTTTACGCAGAAATACACATCCTCACCACAAGCACCGTTTGGCCCCCATCCAGCATCAAACCAAGGCCGACCAGTCTTTTCAAACACTTCCTTACGGATCATCACAGCACCAAACCCAACCGCTGTAACTTCCTCAATCCCTTCCTTGCCGCGAGAGTCAATGTTCGACCACTTACGAACCTCTGTATCACCGTCCATATACCTTGTGAGTATCTTGGCTGTAGGCGTTACAGGCTTCCTTCTAGTCGTTGCATTTACCCCAACAATCGGCACATTCCTACTTAACATTATTGTAATGATGTCATGCGGAAACCGCATATCGCTATCAATAAACAATAGCGCGTCACATCCCTCACCTAATGCAACTTCTGCCAACTTCTCACGCTGGTCAAATATCAGCGTTCCCGGCATTGTGTATAAACTTAAACCGCCTTTACCATCTTTGCAACGTACTGACGCATCATGCGCTGTCATCCGAGCAAAGTCAAAAGCAAAACCAGTATGCACTTCATCCCGGCATGGTACACAAACGCCAACTCTCATATAGTTCCTCGATACGTTTTCCACACAGCATTATCAGGATCGTTCAGCCACCTAGCAAACCCGACCTCATCTACCACGTTAAAGCCCTTCATAATCCCCTGCTGGTTCAGTACATCTATGACCGT